ATGAGGTTGTCGGTAACGTATTTGACGATACGAAACTGTTGGAGGAGTAGCCATGCGAGTACATAACCTTAAAATCTTAAATGATTTTGCTGATGAAGTAGTAATGGGAGAAAAGCCCTTTGAGATCAGGGAGAATGACCGTGGATATCAGAAGGGAGATTATATTAAGTTTCAGGCAATAGAAAAAAACGGCACACCGAATTATCATTTCATCAATGATAAATTATATCTCATTACCTTTGTCATGAATGGATGGGGCATAAAGAACGGATACGTTGTTCTGGGAATCAAAGAAAGCGAGGGTAGCCATGACGGAGAATGAAGCGATTATACGTTTTGATTTTATAAGATGTGCATTACTTGGAGGTACAAAGCCACACATTATGCCAAACGAGGAAAATATTGTATTGGTTGATGCTGCAATCCAGGCGCTGGAAGAGGTGCAGCAGTATCGACAAATCGGAACAGTTAGCACCTGTAGGAATGCTGTTGGAATCTGTAAAGCTATGATCGAGCGTGGGATAAATCCGGATAATATCACAGAATGCATAAAATTTGAGTATAACCTAGTGCAGAGAGGGTACGACCTCAAAAAGCTGATTGAGATGATAGAGGAGCATAAGCAGCAATTCCAAATCGGCACGGTGGAGGAATGCCGTGAAGCTGTGGAGAAGCAGACAGCGATTTCAAGAGAACTCATTGAAGGAAAATACTTCTGCCCAAAGTGTCATAACCTAATGCCTTATCCGGGATATTGTGGGTGCGGGCAGAAAGTGTATTGAGAGGAGGGCGAACGATGGGAAGACTAATTGATGCGGATCATTTGTTGTTTCTTCTCAACTCGGCGATAGAGTTGCGGAAGAAATTACGCAGAAATACATCAGATTTAGATATGATGGTTGATGCTGTTAATGATGAGCCGACCGCCTACGACCAGAACAAGATTGTAGAGCAGTTGGAAGAACGCACAGCATTCCTTAAATACTGTACGAAGTATGGAAATAAGACAGCAGAGCAGCAGTCAAAATCCTACGACACTATGATGATGTACGAGGTCAAGGATTTGGTAGATGATTTGTTGGAGATCGTAAAGGCAGGTGGAGCAGATGCGAAAACCGATTCCTAAATCAGTTAGAAAATTAGTGTATGCGAAATACAACGGTCACTGTGCTTACTGTGGATGTGAGATACCGGAGAAAGGTTTTAATGTAGATCATTTGCATTGCATCAGAAATTATGAGTACAGCGAAGAATTTACCGGAATTGACGTACACGACATAAGCAATCTGATGCCGTCTTGTGGTTCGTGCAATCGCTACAAGGCAACAATGGAACTGGAAGACTTTCGAAAGCAGTTGCAGAAGATACCGGACAGGCTGGCAAGAGATGTGTGCACATACAATATCGCAGTCAGATACGGCATGGTGCAGGAAAACAGAGAACCGATTAAGTTCTATTTTGAGAAAGTAGGTGCAGGGGATGGCAATTAAACCGATTTTATTCAATACAGAAATGGTTCGGGCAATTCTGGACGGAAGAAAGACTTGCACCCGGCGGATATGCAAAGATGCAAATGAGTATACCGTACCGGATATGGAATTTTACAATGCCGACAAGAGAACTTATGCAGTACATAACTTTGCAGATAAGAAACATACGGAGCAGTTAAGCATAGCAGAAAGAACCTGTCCTATCTGTCCGGGCGATATCCTGTATGTACGGGAAACATGGAAAAAGGCGCCGAACGGATACTTTTACTACGAAGATTGGCAAAGAGATGACATTGCCGATGTTGCAAAGTGGAAACCATCCATCCACATGCCGAAAGAAGCGGCACGTATCTGGCTTAAGGTTACGGATGTACGGGTAGAGCGGTTGCAGGAGATTACAGAGGAACAAGCATGCGTGGAGGGCACAGACCCTTGGGATGAAGCATGTTACGAAAACAACGGATGGCATCCAACGTTTTCGGACCCAGATAGTGGTGGAGACCCTAATATGATCGATGGATTTCATAAACTTTGGAACTCCACCATCAAGAAATCAGACCTTGACCGCTACGGTTGGGATGCTAATCCGTGGGTATGGGTTATCGAATTTGAGCGGTGCGAGAAGCCGGAAGGAGTGTGATGCAGATGGAACCCATTGATTACACCGCCCTGTACGAGCAGAACGAGGACTTTAAACGCTATGTTGACAGATATTGCGTAAAGCACCGGATCAGCGTGGAGCAGGCTCTACAGCACTATCTGGTGCAGATGGCGGGCAAGATGTACAAGGAACAGAGTGAAACAATAGTTAGATAAAATCAAGAAAGGAGCCGAGACTCTGGCCAGAGTGAAGCATATGCGGTCTCCTTGAAAAAATGAGTGATTTAGATAAGTTTGATTACGAATGTCAGAATCAGATGAGCATTTTTGACCTGATACGTGAACCGATACGGATTACAAAGCCTATAAGGCTGATAGAACTGTTTGCCGGATATGGTTCGCAGGCAATGGCACTGGAAAGAATCGGTGCAAAATTTGAAAAATACCTAATTTGTGAATGGTGTGTGCAGTCATTTGCATCATACAAAGCCATACATTTTGGGGAAGATAAAATAGATTATAGTGAAGGCATATCACAAAAACAACTGATTGATATTTTGTTTAAGTATGGAATATCAAATGATGGCAAGAATCCAATGACATTGAAGCAGATTGGAAAAAAGCCAGAGAAGTGGCTTAGAAAAACATACAACAACATCAAATCAACAAAGAACATTGTGAATATAATGGCAACATCAGGCAGTGATTTAAAGGTGGTTGATACAGAAAAATTCACATACATCTTAACATATTCATTTCCTTGTCAGGATCTTTCCGTGGCAGGGAAAATGGCAGGAATGAGCAAAGGATCTGGTACGAGATCAGGAATGTTGTGGGAAGTAGAACGTATTTTGAAAGAAATAAGAGATGGTGGCAATGAGTTACCGCAGATTCTGTTCATGGAGAACGTTCCGCAAGTCCATGCCAACGCAAACATGGGAGATTTTCAAAAATGGATCGATTTTCTGACAAGTCTTGGATATGTAAGTTACTGGAAGGACTTAAACGCAAAGAACTACGGAGTGGCACAGAACCGTGAAAGATGCTTCATGTTTTCATTTTTGGGAGAATATAACTACCATTTCCCACAGCCGATACCGTTGAAAAAGAAGTTGAAAGATTACCTTGAAGATAATGTTGACGAGAAGTATTACATCAAAAATGAAAAGGCTGAAAAGCTAATAAAACAGCTTATTGACAACGGAACGCTGCCACAGCACAATCCTAAGAGCAGAACAGAGCATAGCAGACTTGCATTGACGGAACAATCTGCAATCCACAGCGAAGAGACATTGCAAACTGCATCACGGCAAGATATGACTGCGGAATCTCAAACCAACAGCAAGTCGGAAACATGGTTGCAGAAAATCTGTATTGATACAAGCATGAGTGGCTTAGAGGATGGTGCAATAAGAACATACAGAGACACAGCACCGGCTATAACCGCAAGGGAATATAAAGAGCCAAGAATGATACGGGAGTGATGGGATGAAAGTAATAGGCAGTATATACACCGGAGTAACAGCAGATTTTCAGCGAGGTGTGTATCCGATTGCAAGGTGCGTAAAAGCTGAACAGCATGATTTAGGAGTAGTTATGGCAGATGTAAATGTTTTAGGCTCTCTTGAAGCAAAATTTGAGAGTACCAACAGAATTTATGATGTGGTGGGGTGTAGTCCGACATTGAGTACAATGCAAGGTGGCAATCAAGAGCCGAAAATTCTTGAAAGTCAGATAGTTGCCATGCGTGGCAGAAACACAGAAAATCCGTCAGACAGAACAGCTGGAAGTCCGACAGAACAGAGATTAGAGCCGAATGCACAAGGAATGTGCAACTCACTTACTACGGTGCAGAAAGATAATATGGTGTTGATTAAACAGGCTACGAAAAGCGGTTCTATCGAATGTGAAGTTGGTGGATGTTTCGATGCAAGTTACCCGGAAAGTCAAACAAGAAGAGGGAGAGTGCAAGATAATGGGAATACGTGTCCCACACTAACCGCACAAAATCAAGAGATTGTACGGATTGAAAAAGTCGGTCAGATTTCTAACGATGGTTCGCAGTGCGGTACGGTAATCTCTGATAATGACATAGAATCTAATCTTGTAGCCGGCACACATGGGTATGCAAATAGCCACATTGCCACACAGTACCGTATCAGAAAGCTGACACCGAGAGAATGCGGACGTCTTATGGGAGTATCTGATGAAGATATCTCCAAGATGGCAGCAGTCAACAGCAACACACAGCTTTACAAGCAGTTTGGTAACAGCATCGTGGTTGATGTGATGTGTGCAATGTTCAAAAACTTAAATATTGAGCAAGAAAGTGAAATTAGGAACTAAAAAATTTGAGTTCCTGCACAATAACTCAAAATTTGAGTTAAAAAGTGAAAAATTTAATTAAAAATTTGAGTTTCTATTTGAGTTCCACTCAATAACTCAAAAGCAAGTTAAAATCCCCCGGTAATACGGGGGAGAAATCGAACTACCGAGGAAAATTCGGTAGTTCGGTAAGTTAAAAGGTGGTGAAAATTATGACTATAAATGCAAAATGTAATGATTGCAAGGAACCAACGAAATATGTGGTTGGCTTTTTCGATGGCAAGAATGGAATCCACGGTTGCCTTTATGATTGCCACAACGAGGAATGCCCAATAAAGCAAATAATGGAAGTGTCTGCATCGAAAGACATTCAGGAAAGAGCGAAAATACAACTTGCTAACGGTGACAAGGATATGTACGCAGGCTATATTGCAGCACTCAGAAGAGATGCGAAAGTGTCCATGTTTAAGATGGCACAGATTGCCGGATGCTCTTCTGCGGAATACAGTGCGTACGAGCACGAGCGGAAAGAATTCGATCCGAAAGTGTATCAAAGATGCAAAGAGTACCTGAATACGGTGAGAAATTGAGTAAGTAACTTAGGATTTAATGAAGAAAGGGATAATTGAAAATGATAGAAGGAAAAGCTATAGCAAGATTTGGAACAGGAGATATTTTATTAACTGCATTATGCCAAGAAGATAAGCAAAGGTGTTGTGTTGTTTTACAAAACAAAGGCACTCATAAAGTTGGAGAAGCAATTAGTGCTGAAAAGTTTGTACAAGAAGATGATGACACATTGCTTGTTTTTACAGACATTAAGAGCATTGATATTCTTGTTGATAAGTTATTTGAAGCAAAGTTGATGATGAAAGGACAATTTAAGCCGAACAGAGCTGTAGAATATGATTATTAAACTGAAATTTAGCGAAGGAGAATGGCTTATGAAGTTATCAAAACTGACTAAGCCAGAACTTGAAGAAATCTTCCGGAACGCCAATTTCACGGAAGAGGAAGAAAAAGTGTTTTGGGATTTGTCTAAAGGAATTTCTCAAAAAGAAATATCCTTTAGACATTCCATTTCTGTAACTACTGTAGAAAGAAGAGTGAGGTCTATAAAAAATAAACTTAAGCGGTTAGAAGGTGATAGATTTGGAACTTTCTGATATGGAAATATTGCAATATGCCGTTAGCAATGGTATGATTGACACGGAATCTTTGCAAAAAAGCATTGAAATGAAAAAGAAAGAGGAGTATCTGAAGAAACACCAATACGCAATCAACAAAGGCAAAGACGGATACTGGAGAACTTATTTGCCAGATGAAGAAAAAGGAAGGAGACTTGTAAAAAAGAAAAGCGAGGAAGATCTCAAAGAAGAAGTTATTGAGTTTTACTACCAAAAAGAGCAAAATCCAACAGTTACAGAAGTGTTTTACGAATGTGAAGACCGGAGATTGTCTCTTAAAAAGATATGTAAAGCAACATACGACAGAGACGAGAGATATTTTCTCAGACACTATGGAGAGTTGGGAAAGCGAAGAATAAAATCAATATCAGAAGATGAATGGGGGGATTTTTTAGAGGAAGAAATTGCCGATAAAGAGTTGACACCTAAATCATTTTCCGGTCTAAAAGGAATTACAAGAACATTTCTTAAAAGAGCGAAAAAACGCAAACTTATTGATTTTAATATCGTAGAACTGTTTGATAATCTTGACGTATCTGATAGTGATTTTAAAAAAGTAATAAAAGAAGACTATGAAGAAGTATTCGACGAATATGAAACTGATGTAATGATTAAGTATCTTGTCAGCCACCTTGATACTTCTAATGTTGCGATATTGCTTATGTTTTTAACTGGTGTACGTATCGGAGAAGTTGTAACATTAAGGCATTCCGATTTTTCTGATAATACTTTTAACGTTCGCAGAACGGAGACGAAGTATAAAGATGAAAACGGAAACAATGTTGTTGAAGTAAAAGAGTATCCTAAAACCAAGGCAGGAATCAGAACAGCAATTATACCAAGTGATTATGTATGGATTTGCGATAAAATAAAACACATGAATCCGTTTGGAGATTACATTTTTACAAAAAATGATATTAGGATCACCGCACAGGCGGTTAGACAAAGGCAGAAAAGGCTTTGCAGGAAATTGAAAATTTATCCAAAGCCACCGCACAAAGTAAGAAAGACATATGGAACTATTCTTATGGATAACAATGTGGATAAGAGACTTGTTATGGATCAGATGGGGCATACAGATATTATGACATCAGAAATACACTATCATAGGAACAGGAAAACCATTGAAAAGAAATCGTCTATTTTGAGTAGTATACCAGATTTACAGGCAAGGTGATTTGACTACTATTTTTGCGAAAGTAGTCAAAAGTAATCAACAAAAAACACCTAGAAAGCCAGTAAATATGCGGAAAGTAAGAGGAATAGAGTGGGGTTCGAGCCCCCTTGCTTCCACTCGAAAAAGCTGATAAAATGGGCATTCCCGGGCAACGGGTAGTCGAATAGTAGTCAAAATAGTAGTCAAGCCTAAAACGAAAGGAGTTTTTTGCAAAGATTCCAATAATTTTATAGTGAATGAAATGTGACGGATACATGACGGGTAGACCGTCTTTTTTTATGCCAAAATTTAAGCATAAGGAGGGATGACCTTATGGGAAAATTCAAATTTTCAGATGAAACACTGGAACATATATTCAGCAAAGAACGTACAAGGGAAGTGCCGATTAAGTATCAATCAATCATGGTTCATGTGATCGAGGAAGTTTTAGGAGAAACAGGTAATGCTTATGAATTTCAGTCCGTTGGGACTTATGAACAAGCCGACATATCAGACACTTGATGAAGTTGAAATTGCGAAACAGATAGAATCAATGGAAGAAAGGGAGAATAGCCATGCCGCAGCCGATTATGAATCCGAACTATTTCAATCCGCAGTATAGAACACCTATGTACGGACAGTTTATGCCACAACAGGAGCAATTCCAACCACAGCAATTTATGCAACAGCCACAGCAAAACACAGTACAGATGTACGGTCGTATTGTACCGGCGCAAGAGTGCATAGCACCGAATGATGTTCCTATGGATGGCAACACAGCATTCTTTCCCAAGCAGGATTTGTCGGAGATCTATGCTAAATCTTGGGGAGCAGATGGAAAAATCTATACAAGGCTCTACAAGCCTTTTTTAGATGCAGACCCTAACAATTTACCGTCAGAAACAGAAAAAGCAAAATTTGACCTATCAGACGAAGCCACAGCGGTATTTATGAAGCGTTTCGATGAACTGGAACAAAAGATTGAGCAGTTGAAATCTTCGCAATCGCAAAGAAAAACTTCGCAATCGCAAAGAAAGGATGATGCAGAATGAAAATGATGAATCCTATGCAGATGCTCAAAGGGATGGGAAATCCACAACAAATAATTCAAGGGATTATGGGAAATAGTCAGATGATGCAAAACCCCATGATTAGAAATGTAATGGGAATGGCGCAAAAAGGTGACATATCAGGTGTTGAAAATTTTGGCAGAAATATTGCTAAGGAACGTGGCGTAGATTTTGATTCTGAATTTGAAAAATTCAAGCGTCAATTTCCTATGAAGTAGATACTAAATTCTTGCAAGATTAAGTATAAAAAATCTTATATGGAGGTAAAAATTATGTTTGAGAGTAACAATACTCCCTTTACCATGCCTGTTATGCCTGCCAACAGCGGATATGGAAACAACGGTGCATGGGGTGACGATGGTGCATGGTGGATTATTATTTTCGTCCTTTTCTTCGCTTTTGGAGGTTGGGGCGGTAATGGTTGGGGCGGTAATGGCTCTAATTCCAGTTACTACACCGATTCTGCATTGCAAAGAGGGTTCGACACCCAGTCTATCATCGGTAAACTGGACGGAATCAACAACGGTCTGTGTGACGGATTCTACGCTGTAAACAACGGTATGCTTACCGGATTTAATGGCGTTAATACCAACATTTTACAGACTGGCTATGGCATCCAACAGGCTATCAATGCCGACACCGTAGCAGGAATGCAGAATGCTAACGCTTTACAGGCACAGTTAGCACAGTGTTGCTGCGATACCCGTGAAGCTATCCAGGGTGTAAACTACAATATGGCAACGAATACTTGCGCATTGCAGAACACCATGAATAACAACACAAGGGATATCATTGATAATCAGAATGCCGGCACTAGAGCAATTCTTGATTACTTATGTGCAAAAGAAAATGCGGATTTGAGAGATAAGGTGCAGAAACTTGAACTTTCTGCTTCACAGGATAGACAGAATGCACTTCTGACTACTGCAATGACAGCACAGACACAGCAGATTGTCAACTCTGTAAATCCTACAGCTATTCCAGCTTATATTGTTTCTAATCCTAACGCTTACGCTTATGGCTGCAGTTGCAATACCGGCTGTAATTGCTAAAACTGAATAATTGAGTATCTTAATTGAGTTAACTCGATTATGTCTGCTATGCAGAATTACTGACAACATGGGGCAGACTATATGGTTTGCCCCTTTGATTTTGAAAGAGAGGTATTTATTATGGCTGAATATACAGCAGTAGCATTACAGACTGTGGCAGCAGGAGCAGACGTTGCTTTTACCGAAACTGCCGTAAATGGAAGTGGTTGTATCACTCACAGAGAGGGATCCGGAATTGTAAAGTTAAGAGGTATCACTAATCAGTGCCGGGCGAGATTCCTTGTAAGTTATTCCGGCAACATTCAGATTCCCACTGGTGGAACTGTTGAAGAAATCTCCCTTGCACTGGCAGTAGACGGAGAACCTTTGCAGTCCACAAGAATGATTGTAACTCCGGCAGCAGTAGAGAATTTCTTCAATGTTTCTGCGCAGGCTTACATTGATGTTCCTCGTGGATGCTGCAGTACGGTAGCCGTTCAGAACACTTCTACGCAAGCTATTGAAGTGCAGAACAGCAATTTGATTGCCGTTCGTGAAGCGTAGGAGGTGAAAAATCATGGATGTTAAAAGAATGCATGAAATGATTGAAAAACTTTCTGAATGCGCTAAAACGCAGTTTGACAAAGGAATTGACAAAGTAGATACTTGCGAAATGGGGAAGGTCATCGACATGATGAAAGACTTATCGGAAGCTATGTACTATCGGGAACTGACAAAAACCATGCAGGAATATGATTCGGACGAAAACATGGAAATGTTTGATCGTTACGGTGACGGTGGTAAACGTTTTTATGACCATTACCGCTATGCTGACGGCAGATTTGCACCTAAAGGTCGTGGAACCTACCGCAGAGGTTATGAAGAACCACCCTATTATCACATGACCCCGGAAATGTATCACCGTGACATGGACAGAGACATGGGGCGTATGTACTACACTGAAACTTCTTCATCCGGTATGCGTGATGCAAGAGAGGGAAGAAGTGGAATGAGCCGCAGAACCTACATGGAAAATAAGGAACTGCATAAGGCAAATACACAGCAGGACAAAGAAGCAAAAGTCCGTGACCTGAACACCTACATGACCGAACTTGCAAACGACATGACGGAGATCATCAACGATGCAACACCGGAAGAAAAGACGGTACTGCGGAACAAGCTGTCTGCACTGGTTACAAAAATCGGTTAAAACACTTAAGGGGCTTATTTAGCCCCTTTTATGTTGGAGGTGGTAAGTTGTTCACGATAAATGGAATAGACTGGAATTTAAGGCTCGTAGGCAGTCACAGCCCTATGCTGATGCGTTCTGACGGTACATATACGTTTGGCATGACAGACCGGAACACAAGAGATATTTACATATCAAATATGATTCATGGCAATTTCTATGATCGTGTGCTGTGCCATGAACTGTGTCATGCGTTCTGCCTGTCCTACAATTTGACTATGGACATTCAGACAGAAGAGATTGTTGCCGACTTTTTGGCTACCTACGGAAGAGAAGTGTTTGCGTTGGCTGATGAATTGATAAGCGGATACATGGAAATAATGGCATAGAAAAGACCCCTGTTATGGGGTCTCTTCTTTTGCACAGTCCTCTAAGTCTTTCTTAAGAATTTTAGATGCAAGTTCTGAAAGCTGTTGGAAGTATGTGATTACTTCGGAATTTCTGCATTTCCAGTTTCCTGTCGTTGCGCAGTAAATTCTCTTTGCTTCATCAAAATTATACGTTCTTCCCAAAACTTCAAGTAGGTGGTGCATATATTCCTTTGATGTAATATCGTAGCAACGGCAGATGTAGTTGATTTTGCCACGGTTGATGCAGAACCAGTCTGTTTCAAACTCTAATGTCGGTTTTTCCTCGATTGCTGTGGTGGAAGTAGGTGTTGGCTGTTGATTTTTTAACATAAAATAAGCATTTACAAGTGTACGTTGAACATTCCATGATTTATCATCTGTAAATGATTTTGCCAACATCAAATAACACATTTCAGTAATAAGTGTTATACCTCTTGTCGGTATATCAACATTCAAATGTGTCAAATTGACACTTTTAAGAGAATCCCTTGTTGCGATAAAATAATCTTCATTCTCAATAAAATGTCTTTTGTTCCTTATAAAATTTCGTTTTGCCGAACCAGGCTTAACACCGTGTGCGTTGTCAATATCTCTAAAAGTGACAACTCTCTGACCATTCCATTCTCTGACAGCCAGTTCTGTTCCCTCAACGTTTACCAGTTCCGTCATATGCTACCTCCTAAATCTGTGGAACGTAAGAACCATTCATAATACCTATTGCCAGCTTCATTCCCTCTACGGCATAGTAGTTAATAGTATTCACTTCACATTCTGAAAAAGAATCCATGAGTTCTTCAAAGACCTTTTCACTCACGATTTCCTGCAGCTTATCAAAGAACGGCTTAAAATATTCTGATGCTTTATCTCCTTTTTCCGCAGTGTTTATAATCTGACTTTCGAATACGATTTCTAAAAATTTGTCCATGATTTTCTTCTCCTTTTGATTGATTTTCCCAAAAGAAGATGTTAAAATAAGTTATCACTTCTTTGGGAGTGGGAGAGTAACCAGTTACCGGGAAAGTAATGAGTGGTTACTCTTTTTCTTTGTCGTACTGCATTTCTATCCCTTTTCTTACAACCTCCGATTTTGTAATTCCTTTCTTTTCAGCAAGATATTCCAGTTTTTCAGAAGTTTCATCATCACACCGGAATTTAAGAATGTGATTTTTAGGATTGTCAGTCAACTTTGTTCCTTTATGAATACCCATATGTTTTCACTTCCTTTCTTTGTGGGTACAAGTAAAGTATAATGTGGACACAAAGAAAAGTCAAGTACTTTTTCAAAAAAATAAGAGCACCCTTTCGGATGCCCTTAAAATTACTCTATATATAATGGCATAAATTCACATTTGTTGTAACCTCTCCATGAATTTGTGCTGTATCCTATTATTTTCCCATAAACAGTTATTTTTTCACCACCGGAATAATCTGTTGCGTTTAATCCATAATCATTAGAAAATAGTACATTGATTTGCTCTCCCATATAGCTTTCAGTACCTTCTCTCAAAACACAGCATTTTAAGAAATTCCTTTGTAAATTGTATTCTCCAAACATTTCTTGAATATAATCATAATACATATCTTTTGCTCTTAATTCATAAAGTTCTGACACAAAAAGATTTAGTTTTACATCTTTTCCCTCTAAATCATCTTGTGAGAAAAATATATCATCATAGAATAATTCGACACATGATTCTTTATATTCCTCTTCTGATAAAACATTTTCCTCCTCATATTCTCCATAATTTTCATTTTCCATTACATTACTTTCTGATTGAGCAACCGTAGGCTCTGTTTTAGAATCTATTTCTTGATTTGTATTTTCTCCTTGATAAGCAGGATAGCTTTCAACTGATTCATCTGGTAGTTCAATAGTTTGACTTTCTGTTTCTATTACAGACTCTATACTTAAATTATTTGAAACATTTTGATTTTCCTCATTTTGACCACCTAAAAAATATGCAAGAATTACAATCGCAGAAAAAATAATTGAAAACCATGAACCGCTGTGATTTTTATTATTTTTATCACCTTTAACAATGTCAATAATGGCTATAATAATTGCTACTGGAATTGTAAGACCAAGAAGAGTGAACACAACAGATAGTATACTTAATATGCTTTGCTTTTTCTTTTTCTGATTTTGTTGTTCCACAATGTCAATGTCAAATTTAGACATACAAGCATCACAATATCCTATTCTGTGATATATCGGCAGTCCTTTTTCGTCCGTAGCCACTTGTTCCGGAACAACTCTCATTTCTTTACCACATTTGTAGCAATTCATAACATTTCCCCCTCTAGGTTTTATTAAAAATCTCATTTTTTGAGACTTTTTTCGTAAAAAATTTTAATGTGTTTCTTTTGATACCCCCGTAGGTCTGCATTTTCAACCGAAAATCTCGTTTTCAGAGGTTTTTGAAAGAAAAATTTTCGACAAAATTATAATGCCTTTTTCAAAATACCCCCCGGGGTAGCACTTTTCAAGCTGAAAAATCCGTTTTCAGAGGTTTTTCTCTGATTTTTTCAGACCGATTCAATGTGTGAAACACCTGTTCACTTCTGCGGTGCAAGTCCTGACCCTGTCACCCGTTCACCGTGTCGCAGCTTTTCCAAGGTCTCCGACTGCTGACATCATAGCATCATAGGCAGACCGCAACAGCTCCACAGATTCCGGAGAAAGACCACCGGCGGCACTCTCAACCAAAATGACGGTTTCCAACCGTTCCCCGGCATCCGCTACGCTCTCCATAATGTCATATATATGACCGATTCCCACTTTTCGCATTTTGTATAATCCCATTGTAATATTTGATTGTACACCAAGACAACGCAATTCGTCAATATATCCGGGCGCAGGATCTGACCGGATCCGGTGGAAGAGTAACACAAATAGACCGCCAGACGGCAGCAGATCCAACGGAACACGATAAAAAGACGGTTGCAAGCCGCCTTTTATCTGTTTTCCAGTTCAAAAATTGCCCACCGCATGGCGGCTGCTTTTTTGAATTTCTGCATGTTAGCATAACTCGCTTTTTATTTCTTCTTCAGTTAATTCCTCCAACGTGTCTACATAAATAGCCTTTTCTGCGCTTTCCAAAAGCACCCAAGCAACAGTACGACCATTCCGAGCAATGTTAATTGAAGCGGTTCCATCTTCGTACCACTTGCAAAGCGTTTCTTCATTTTCTGCAACATCAAAATAGCCTAATTCATTTATAGCCTGTTTGATTGCTTTCTTTTCCTGATCTGTTAATTTTTCCATCGTTCATACCTCCATTTTTGTTTTTTGTTTTTCTTTTCCAAAATAAAGATATGCTTTTATCTACCTTAGTAGAAATTTAGCATATTATATATCATTTTTAAAAGAAATGCAACCGCCGCCGGTAGTGATCCGGCGGGCATCCTCTGCGGCGGCTATTGTTCGCAGTTTATATCTGCAAGCTCTTTGCGTATTTTCTTGATCTCTGCAAGGTATACCGGGTTATCTTTGCAGGCTTCGAGGTTGTCCAGTCGTCTTATTAGTTCTTCTTTTCTGCGTTCGTTTTCGCTCATGGCGTAATACCTCCATATTTTCAATTTTTCCCGTTTCCGGGTAAAAGCAAGCCGGGGAGTCGAACCCCGGTGTAAGCCTGTCTTACTTGCTAAATTTAACAATATGATAAATTATATCAAAAGAATGGCTTAATGCTCTTGCCTGTGTGTCTAACCATTCCTCTGATCTGTTTGGTTTGTTCTCGCCGCCGCAAACCTTTTTTAACTCAGACGGGCAACAGAGACGTTCTGCAATGTCACAGTCATATATCAGAGAGCAGCCGCCCCAACTGTACTGTTTCCAGTCAGCGGCGCCATTCAGTAAAAGGCTTTTTAACTCTGTTTTGTCCTGCGGGATCTCTTCAACTTCCAGAGCTTCTACAAGCTCATAAGCATAGAGCTTTACTCCCTTGTTCCATGCGCTTCTTTCCTTGCTGTTGTTGATTGCTTCTAATAATTCATTCTTTCTCATATTGCTTTTACCTTTTCACCCGTGTTATAATTTTGGTGCCTTTCTTTTTTGGGTGCCGGTGTTCGCTTGGTAGGTGGTCACCGGCTTTTTTATTTTTTGAGATTAATTGATGTATTAAATTCTAATATAGTGATTTCTACCCGCGCAAGCTCTGACTTAAATTCAGATACACGATCTTCAGAAATTTTTCCGGTATATGCGGCCAATTCAATTTTTTCTTTAAAAAGAAACTGTCTAGTAAGCAACGCCTTTTCAATTGTCTTGATCGTTTCATCAGATAAATTTATATTCATGTTATTTTTTTCACCTTTCTCCACGTCATGACTGATAGTACAGCTAAATATTATAAACCTTCTTTTTCCAACCGTTCCCAAATAACAAATTGTGGATCTCTTTCATTAAAAGTAAAACGGAGCCAATTTTTTATATGAACAATCATAGTGATCTGCGGATTGTCATCACAATTTGACAACAAATAATCATATTCTTCCTTTATTTCTTGGGCGGTGTTAAAGCCCTTCATAACACGGATCATTTTTACTAAAAATTCCTTTCTATCCATCTTGATATTCTCCTTTCTCGGTGCCTTCAATTTATAAGGAAGAAGCGACCCACCGCCCGGTGTATATCCACTATACTCTTAATCTTCATAACCGCTGTCCCTGAGTCATCCGCTTCCTCTCAGTCAGGAAAGTTAATCCGACGTTCTCTAGTTGTCATTTCCTCTTCCTTATGATGTTATAATAGCATAGTTTAATAATACAGTCAATAGCATAGTTTAATAATTTTAAAAAATTCTAAAAGTTATTTTTACCTATATAATGCAAACATTAAAACTAATTGACAAGCATAGTTTAATATGATACTATTCTATAAAAAAGGAAAAGAGGTATTAAAAATGGCATTCCGGGAAAGAGGAAAAGAACTATCATACATAGCACAATATCAGAAAGACAACTACGACAGAATTACAGTGATGTCACCAAAAGGAACAAAAGAAAAACTAAAAGCGGCTGCAACTTTGCGGAATATGAGCATTTCCGAATTTGTATTATCTTGCGTTACAAAAGAATTAGAAAAAATGAAAGAATAGTTCAATAATATGTTGACAAGCATAGTTTAATAATGTATAATACAGTTACAAGCAAACGAAAGGAGAAAACGACATGAAAGGAACACCGGAGCAGATCACAGCAAAGAAAGCCGCCCGGATCGTATCGACTTGTAGAGCGTTTTTCCCGTGGTATGAACCGCAGATAAAAGACAAATTCGAGCGGCAAGCGTGGGAAGAGTTAAAAGCCAAAGTTATCCCAGAGGTGGAAAGCTACACAGATGCTGCACAACTGATAGCGGATCGGCAGAAATTTGCAGACAAAACGTTGCTGCAAAAACTATTTATTAGGGCGTGTAGTCTTCGTTCACTGGATCCGGAATACCACAGAAATTTGGTACAGAAAAAGAAACAATTAGAGGACGAGCGCTGGAACCGATTACAGGACAGGCGGAAAAGATACAGTACATATTGTTAAAAATGAAAGGTTAAAAGGTGGCAAAAATGAGAAAAACAGTAGTAAACGAGTATGGAGTAAACATTGATTATGATTTGTCGGTATCTTTTATGGATGACGATTTGCGAGAGGAGATACACGGAGATCTTGCACCGTGCACAGATCAGCAATTTTTTGACGAGTATGCAAAACGGCACGAGCAAAAATTTAATGAGGTTTGGGAGCTGGCAAAAGAAAACCCTTGTTATTAAATATTCAGCGGAGCGAAGAAGCTAAAATCAAAATATCGTAATCTATAAGCAGGTGCAACAGCCTGCTTTTCTTGATCTATTTTCACTGCGACATTTTAACGTGCTAAATTTTGTAGACAAATTGTAGACATTTTGTAGACGCAGATTAAATAAGATTAGAGTAAATAAAAGGAGATTAAATAAAATAAAAATAAATAAGAGCAGAAAGACATTGTATAACCAAGTATATATAAATACTAGAGCTGACCATCTGCCACCATGTACCCATCTGCAAAAATTACCTATCTGTCTGTCAAAAAATCCCATTTGTCAAATTTAACCGGATGATATTTTTTAAGCATATGATTTTTATATACTCAGGATCACCGGCAGACATACCACAACAACAAATCATCAAATACGTAAAAGGTTGTTGTGGATTTATAAATAGGTCTTGTGTTATGATAAAAGCAGTTAGGGAGCCGACGTTAACACGGTGCGAGTGACAGCGGTACAGATCCAACCCCCTCTGGATATGCATCCGCCCAGATTGTAACCAAGACCACCGGAGCCGACAGACCGGAACCGATCAGAAGTCACTAGCTGATCACTTTTGTAAATTTATGTTTTTACATGATCTGTGGAGGAGATCAAAAGACATAGGTTTATTGAGTGATGCTTAGTGATTTTTTTATTGCAGATTTTTAGGAGGTGCAGAGCTGTGCAGGACGTCAGAGAGATTCCAAACATTGACGAGATTAAAAAAAATATCCGGAAATACTTTGACGATTATTGTGCAGCTTATGGCATCGATGACATGAGATCACAACGGCAACCGGTTTTTAATGGTGCTATGCAATATATATATAATAATTATATAAGACCTGGCAATGTATTAAAAGATATACCTAAAAACATAGTTGATAATAGTATTAACCAAATGTTAACCAACTACAATGCGTACAACATAGATCTGTTGTATGAGGTTTATTTATATCTTAGAGAGTTAGCCAACGCTTATGATATGACTGCTACAGCTGATACATTTAAGATATTAACAGGGATATCTAAACAGGCTTTAAGTGCATGGAGGACTAAATCAAGTACGTCGAGCATGGACGAGGTCAGAAAAGCTTTTGTAAATTGGTTAGATGATGCAGATTGCGATCAACTTGTTGCTTTTAACCTGCGGAATGCTCTAGGAGCAACGGAACGATTAAACAACGACCACGGAAGGAAACAGACCACACAACAAGAGATTGTACACAAGATAACCAGGACAGCCGACCAACTCCCACGATTAGACACAAATTTTGGACAAAATACATCAATGTTGACCGATTCCGGAGCGCATGGAGATAATACAGCAGATGAGAATGAGTAGCAACAACAGCGGAAACGTGCGGAAATATGGGATAGTTAAGGACGTGTCAATAAAGACTGCGTGAAAGATTAGTTTTGCGAATAGTTGAAAAGCCACATAACACACCGGGGGAGGGGGGCTGACAGGATCAGCGAAGAGCCCCTACTTAGTCCCTCAAATTTCCTCAAAAATAAAAAAGACCCTTAGGATGTATACCACATGATTTTCATTTACATAGTTTTAGCATGGATACTGTTTCAATTACATGCTCCTGCATGGATATATATCCTGTTCATCATCGGAGTATTTTTAAGAGCGGTAGTCACTGGTAGAGATTAAGCGTATGCAGATTTACGGGAAAGAGATAAAAGACGAATGTTCAAAATGTGGTGAAGTCTTGCAATGCGAATTATTTCTGCAAGGTCACGGAATCAAGAGAGACCGTGAGAACGTTACGGGAATGGTTAGCTGTCAGATGAAGCACCAAAAGAGCAGGATTGATAAAGAACCTAAAGAAGATTTGCCAGTTAAGGAGAAATGTGAATTGCCACCGGAGATTAAAGAGATTTACACAGAGGTTTGGAAAATTCATAAAGAGTGCGCTAATCCGAAAACGGATGATGACTGGTCGTATATTATCCGGCAAGGCAATCTTCTGATTAAAATGCACAACAATAGCCAGTTTGCTAAAGCACTGGTAATGGCAATGATCGATGAAATTGAAGGAAGGACGAAGAAAAAATGATCGGATTCATGATTTTAAAAATAATGACAACGTTGGTTTTGACAGTTTTAGCAATATCTGCTTTATGGTATGCTCCGAAACAGAAAGCATCATCAGAAGGAGTTACTTTCTTCGCAATTGCAATGTTCCTTGCATTTGGAATAACTTTCATGTGGATGTAGCTTATGTGGTTACCGGAGATTATGCGAATTATCCCATATCACAATGTTGAATGGGTTAAATTCATAAAGCCATTGTTATTGCCGAATATCTGGTGTTGTGTTGGCATTGGATATGTGGCAGAGAAATCAAGGCATCAAGAGTGTATGCAGCCTGTGTGTGGGAAACGAAAAATGGAATAATGCGTTCGACAACACTAAGTTTTTCAAAGTACTGTACACAGGCGTAAAAATTTTTTTAGATAAAGCAATATAGGGTGTTTCACGAAAAAATAATCCGGGAGCAGATGGTCTCTCTCCTGGAGTTTAGGACTATCGCCAAGCGGTAAGGCACAGCACTTTGACTGCTGCATTCCCAGGTCCGAATCCTGGTAGTCCTGTTTCGCAGATGTTTTCTTCTTTCGGTCTTTGCCATCTGCGAATTGTCTTCCATACTTTTCCATTGGAGACACTCCTTTCCCCTCATAGCGGAATGCTGTTAAGAGCCGTCGCAAGGCTCGTGAGGGTTTAACCGGTTTATGATAGCCCGGTTTTTGCGGAATACCGTTGTAGGTTTTAATCCGTGGGTTGTCAGTAAAGACATTAAAATCCCGCACAGCCATTGCGGACATAAAATTGGCGTAGACGGTTGGGCTCCCAACTAGCAGGTAACTGGCGGATGTCCTGCGAAAATAAAAATAGCCATAAGTGTTGCGCTGTGTCAGCGCCTTAAATGTAGGCATACAGCTTATGGAAACGCACATGATCGGTTAGTCAAGTGGTAAGACACCACCCTTTCACGGTGGTAACGCGAGTTCGAATCTCGTACCGATCATTGGGATGTAGCGCAAATGGAAAGAGCAGTGTCCTTCTAAGGCATAGGCTGTGGGTTCAAGTCCCATCATCCCATTAGGTGTTGTTGCAAGTACACTCCGAGTATGCTTATTACAGAAGCATAGGGGATAAATACACCGGTTAATGTTTATCTCATGGGAACTTGATAGAGCCGCTTGCGGCTGACTAAAAGATCCTTGGGCGGGAGGATAACCAAGTAAAAAGCCCTCCGGCTATGCAGTGTTCCCATAATGGTATTGGAACGGCTTGCTAAGCCGCCGGGCGTTTATTAGCCTTGTAGGTTCTAGTCCTACACACTGCGCTAACTTACGGCAATAAACCTAGGAAAAGGTTTGCCGTAAGCGGTAGAAAGTCCGCATGAAATTGTACAAAGTAATGGCAAAAGCAATTTCAGATATGGCAGTTCCATTACACTGTCATATCTGCCGTATGTCCGGGTGGTGAGGGAGCGGTCTTGAAAACCGTTGGCTGTAAAAGGCTTGCAGGTTCAAATCCTGTGTACGGCGTGCGTCGATGAAGGATTCGACCAGTAGTCATTATTGAGAAGTGAAAATCCTAGGAAGTAGCTTTGTTGAGATAGTGACAAATCCTCTTGTTTTGGAAAGCAATGAAAAAGTTTGACCGTTTCAAGTTTCAAAAAATCGTGAAAACTTTATATACGTCTGTCTGTTGGTCAGAAAGAGGTCTCCAAAACCTCTAGCGAAAGTTCGATGCTTTCCGGGCGTGTTTATCCTTGTCTCCACTTAGTCTGGCACTACTGCAATAGTTCAGGTCGATGGGAGATGTATGGATAGTAGTTGCTCATTATCGGTCAACGAAAAACACTTCTGCGAGTAGAATTTGCAGATTCAAAAGTAGTCGTACCTTGTTTGCGTCGGGTGGGTTCAACTCCCACGGCAACTATTCCCTAGCTAAAACGTAAGCCACATATGTTTAGCGAAAAACCAAGCCTATGAAGTAGAGAACAGACAAGACTGTGAGATTGTGGATAGTCAGTGACAAGTAGGCGGTGCACATTTGGTTATGGCTTGCGCAAGCCATAAAAGGTTTTACGGTGCGATTTCCATGCATAGCTTCAGTGGAAGAGCGGCATCCGCATAGGATGTGTGTCGGCGGTTCGATTCCGTCTGCATGGGTTACGGAGGATATGAGGATGAATGGATTGAAAGATTATCAACCACAAACAGAAGCATTACAAAATTTTGAAATAGATGTTTCCAAAGAAGCGGTATATAAGTACGCTTTGGAAAAATTTGGAAGGATACCGCAAAATTTTATTGAAAGAGATTTCGCAAGAAACTGTAAAGTGATGGAAGAAAGCAGAAAGGCATTTGATAAATGAAAAAGTCACGTTCTAAAATCATTATCAAGACAAGAAAAGGTGGATACACCAAGATATACGCAAACGGCAAGTGGCAGAAGAAAGTATACAACATAAATTTCCATGCGGACTGCATCGGGAATTTTATAAATACGATATGCACTTTTGATAAATACAAAGCGGACAAGAACGGTTCTGTTTTGTATGACAAGGAAACGTTGGAAACAATGGTAGAGCATTGTGAAGCGAGGTTTTAATCATGTGTGAATTTTGCAAAGATATAGCAATGAATAATGATGAATATATGAAAAAAAGATACACTGGCGGAGATTTTATTTGCAAAGATGAAAATGGATTTGGAGTGTTGATCGACACAGGAGACAGTGGTTGCCTTGGATATATAAAAATCAATTATTGTCCGATGTGTGGTAGAAAGTTGGTGTAAGAATGAGCATGACAGCAGTAATTGAAAATATAGAACGTGATGTGTTTCGACAGGTCACACCTAAAAACATCGGGAATATTGAAAATATAAAAATTGAATGTACAACACTCGGAGAAGACCCGATTGTTGTGGCAGATACAAAGGAAGACGAGGAAGCTTTGAAAAAATGTTTTTATGTAAAACTGTCCGAACATCGTTGTAGAAAATGCAACCGCCTTTTAGGCAAATTCAACGGACAGGCTGAAATCAAATGCCCAAAATGTGGGGAAATCAATAGAATTGTGGTGAAATAATTTATGAATCAAGCAAAGTTGGTGAAATGGCAATATTGCAAAAACCTTAATGATATAAATCAAGCCATTCTGCAAAATGACCAGGATTGGGAAGAATTAAAGAGTGCAGAACAAATTATTAGTATAACATTTGACACAAACCATATGTGTTATGTTGTGTTTTGGACTGTTTAGCATAGCAAATAGAATATTTTCTAGAGCACCAGTCGTAGAGTGCCTACGCAGAGAGCCAAATTTCCAAAATGTAAGGGAAGGAGGCTCTTTTATATTGGCAAGTCAGAGCCTTATATCGGCAGTAAACAGCTATGACAATTACATACAACGCAAGGGAATTGATGAACAGGTCATTGATGCGTACATAGAAGCCTGCAGAGTGGCTATAAATGGCGAAAAGGATATAACTTATGGCTTACAGATAACAAACCGTTCTAAAGGCATTGTAGAGCGTTTTTGCATGGAAAGGACAGGAGGTAGAATACTTGACCTTGAAAAATACAGCCAACAACATGAAGAAAAATACAGCCTTGTTGATGACTATTACAAAACTCTTCTGATTGAAGCACATTACCGATTTGAAAGCTTCATGCTATACATGGAAAAGAACAGACCGGTAGAAGAGAGATTTTATCAGCCGAGAATAAATCCATTACGGCAGGTAGCACAGCTTATTCAAGATTTGTACGATGATGTGCTTGATGAAGGAATGGTGTTTTGTCCCGGACGAATCGGTAAGACACAAATAGTAAAAATGGGTAATCTGTGGTTCGGCTCTAACAGACCGGAACGGTCTAATCTGTATTCGGCATATTCGGACAAAATTACTGGTGGTTACTATGACGGCATCATAGAAATGATTACAGACCCGACATACACATATGCTGAAATATATCCAAACATAGTTGAGAAAAAGTTAGTCACTGATGGAAAAGATTTGACAGTAGACCTTATCCGTAAAAAGACATACCCAACATTTACCATGCGAAGCATTTACGGAACATTGAATGGTGCTTGTGACTGTGACGGGCTTGGAGTTTATGATGACTTATTCAGCGGTATTGATGAAGCATTGAGTGAAGATAGGCAAAATACTGTATGGGGAAAATTCGACAACAACTTTATGCCGAGAATTAAGCCTGGAAAGGCTAAATTGTTGGGGATAGGAACACGTTGGGCGAAAAAGGACGTTCAAGGTAGACGGTTAGACCTATTACAAAATGATCCTGAATACAAAGGCATACGGCACAGAGAGGTTATTATTCCTGCACTAAATGAAAACGGAGATAGCAATTTTGATTATCCGTATCATTTGGGATATACAACTCTTGATTACAAAAGACGTATGGCATCTTTTGAGAACAATGACGATATGGCATCATGGTTTGCACAGTATCAACAGGAGCCTATTGAAAGAAAAGGTCAGATGTTCAATGTCGATATGATGAATTTCTTTAATCCGGCAGAACTTGAAGGAATAAGACCTGATAGGATATTTGCAGCTAATGACCCTGCTTATGGTGGCGGTGATTTTGTATCAATGCCTATCTGCTATGAGATTGACGGAGAACATTATATCACTGATGTTGTCTACAATGACGGTGATAAGGAAATTACCATACCGGAAGTTACTTCACGAATGGAAAGACATTTAGATAAATTTAATAATAAGACAGCAGAAGTCCATTTTGAGGAAACAAAGACAACATCAGCATACCGTACAGATTGTGAAAAGATATGGGAAAAAGACGGATATCCTATTAACACAAGTCATGATCCGGCAGACAATCAGACTGCAAAAATGGATAGAATCAAAAATCATGCTCCAGACATACGAAAACTTCATTTTGTGGACATGAAATATCAAACAAAAGAGTACGGAAAGTATTTTCAAAATATTTTGTCTGCTACTTTTGAAGGGAAAATGAAGCATGATGACGGGATAGATTCTACGGCACAACTATGTGACATGATTTACGGAAATAAAAGAATGGCAAGAGCAGAAGCAATTCAAAACCCATTCTCTTTCGGACGGAGGTATTGATTATGGTGACTAAAGAGGTTTTATCTCAATACATAGATTTACAGGAAGAAATCAAAGAAGTACAGCAGAAGATTAAAAAACTTGAATCGGATATCAGAAAAATTGAATCGGATGGGAATGTTGTTGACAGCGTATCAGGTGGATGCGGCGGCACTGAACATTTTCGTATTGAAGGATTCCCTTATCCAGAGTATAGCAGAAAACGGACACTGCTTTATTCCAGAAAAGCTACTTTACAACTTTTAGAGGACGATTTACTGCAAAAAAATAATGAAGTCGAAGAATTTATTGCAAGCGTTCAGGACAGTCGTATAAGACGAATCATCAATTTACGTTTTGTTGAAAAATTATCATGGAACAAGGTTGCTGATAGAATCGGTGGTGGAAACACAGAGGATAGCGTAAGAAAAGCATTTGACCGCTATATGGCAAATTAAAATAATACGGAGGTATAAAAATGGCAAAATATAGAAAGATACCTATTATTGTTGAAGCTATTAGATGGAATGGCATTAACTTAGATGAAATAAAAGCATTTGTTGGGAAATCGCTTATATATGAAATTATCGATGATGCTTGGAGAGCAGGAAAATCTTCACCTCATGTAATCATGAAAATAAAAACTTTAGAGGGATATATGAACGTATCTATAAATGATTTTATAATAAAAGGAGTAAATGGAGAATTTTACCCTTGCAAGCCTGATATTTTTGAAAAAACATACGAAATCGTATAGTTCCATATAAACTTGTCCGATATGTCCGATTTTTCCGTGATACTATTAAGATGCAGAAAGATTCCAAGATATTTTTCATTTCCTCCTCAGATCATGTGAAGACTACAGAAGTACCGCTCTTATCAGCAAGGGCGGTATTTTTGTGCGAAGAAAAGAGGTATTTATGATTTTTAACCAAAAAATTAGAGTGTACTGTCCGGGATGCGGACGGTTAGTCGGTGAATGTAGTGCAAAATCACACATCGACAAGACATATGAGTGCCGGAATTGCAATAAAATGGTTGTTTACCATACGGAGACCGGAGAACGTGAGATCAAGAAACTTCCAAAAAGATACCAGAGTAGCGGAATGACATTTATGTAGGTGGAAATATGAACACTATGAAATTTCAAGACCTTGTAAAGGGTTGTCACGGTAGAAAAATTGCATATACGGATGTAGAGCAGATAACCGCAGACAACATTGTAAAGGTTATTGGTGATTGCATCGGTGTTTTTAATTACAACAAGACAGTTATCAAGTACTTGTGGGAGTACTACAAAGGAGATCAACCGGTACTATACAGAACAAAGCTGTCAAATGAGGATATAACGAACAAAATCGTTGAGAATCATGCTTATGAGTGGGTACAGTTCAAGGTTGGTCAGACTTACGGAGAGCCTATTCAGTTTGTCAGCAGAAAAGATGATAAAGCTGTAAATAAGGCAGTAGATGAACTGAATGATTACTTAGCAGATGCAAATAAGCATGAGAAAGACATAAAAGCTGGTGAGTGGCAGTCGGCAACCGGAACATCATTCAAAGCTATTCAGATTGTGAATGGAGATGTGCCTATCCGTGTGGTTGCACCTAATCCTCTGAACACGTTTGTTATTTACAACCGCAGTTCCGAAGAACCGATTTTGGCGGTACAGGAATTAAAAGATGAAAATGGAGAGTGGTACAAACTCTGCTACACGGAATCCCATGAATGTAAGATAAAAAACAGTGCGGTTGTTCCTGATACATGGAAACTTCATGGATTTGGTAGTATTCCGATTGTAGAATTTCCGAACAACCATGAGCGGTTGTCTGATATTGAACTTGTTATAGATCTGTTGGATGCAATCAATAATACACAGTCAAACAGAATGGATGGTATAGAGCAGTTTATCCAGGCATGGTACAAATTTGTAAACTGTGAAGTTGACGAAGAACAGTTCAAAAAAATGAAAATGAACCATGCATTGGTTGTAAAGTCCATTAACAAGGATAACAAGTCTGATGTTGATGTGATGTCACAGGAACTTGACCAAACGCAGACACAGGTTTCCAAGGATGATTTAACAGACAGCGCACTTTCAATTTTGGGAATACCGAACAAGCAAGGAAACACTGGCGGTGATACGCAGGGTGCGGTTGAGCTGAGAAACGGATGGGATTTTTCAAAATCAAGAGCAAGGCTTAAGGATCCGGTTGTTAAGACAGCAGAGAAGAGACTGGCCAAGGTTGCGCTGAATGTTATCCGCATTAAGAAAGAGGATCTGAAAATCACTCTTAGAGATTTTGATGTGCAGATCAACCACAGTCCACAAGATAATATGTATACGAAGTCGCAGACATTACTGCAACTTCTGCAGTGTGGTATTCATCCTCTTATTGCAATCAAAACGGTTGGACTTTGGGGAGATTGTGAAAAGACTTTCAACCTTTCCAAACCTTACCTTGATGCACTGTGGAAAACTGCTGACATTATCAATATAGAAGAGCAGATGGCGAAAGCACAAGAAATTGTAAAACAAATGCAAAATAAGACAGTTGCCTAGAAATAGGTAGCTGTTTTTATTTTATAAAATTTGCAGCTATGCGGTAAATAGCAGAGACTCAGCAGGAGCGCCCTGCGGTAACAAAAGCGTGAGTTTAACGGAGGTAATTTATGACACGAGAAGACGTATTAAAACTTTTTCCCGAAGCTACGGACGAACAGATTACAAATCTTTTGAATCAGAACAATTCGGAAGTTGCAAGAGAAAAAACAAAGGCAGGACAATACAAGGCTAAGGCTGATAGTGCAGATGAGTTACAGAAAAAGATTGATGAACTTGAAGCCGGAAATCTTTCTGAAATTGAAAAAGCTAATAAAGCTTTGGAAACTGCAAATGCAAAAATCGCAGAACTTGAAAAGACACAGGCTATTGCGGATCAGAGAAGCAATGCGGCATCCAAGTTTAACATTTCTGCTGAACAGGCATCACAGGTTATCAAGGATGACGGCAGTTTTGACTACGAAGTACTCGGAAAAATTATCTCTGATAAAGAGACTGCTGCGGCACAGGCTAAAGAGCAGGAAATCGCAAACGGAACCACAAATCCGGGCGGTGGTAGTTCTGGCGGTGGTAATGGAACTGAAAGTAAAGGTGCTGAAATGGCAAAGAAATATAATCAGCGCTATGTAATCGAACAGTAAGCAAGGAGGTATAAACGTTATGGCTTACATGAAAACCACTACTTACACTTCTGGTGTAAATATTTTAGCAAGTGAAGTCGGACTTGTGTTAAAAACTTTTGAGGGAACACAAGCAATGGCAACACAGGTAGATGATAAGAAGATCATCAAGGCAGGAACTGTGGTTCCAACAAATAACGCTTCTGCGAAGGGAATTGTGTTTGAGGATGTTGATATTACAGATGACGAAAAGAAGCCTATTTCTGTAATTATTGCAGGCCGTGTTATTAAGGCAAATTTGCCTGTTGCAGTAGATACCAATGCCGAAACCGCACTTAAAGCAAGCGGCATTTACTTTGATTAAATTACGGAGGTAAGAACAGTATGCCTAGTGTATTAACAATGATTACAGATAAGGATAGACTGGACTTTTCACAGAACTATTCTATAGCAAGAAATTATGTAGGTGATCGACTTTTCCCTGATATCAAGACCGAGAACCTTGAAGCAGAGTACGAAAGACTTTCCGAGGGAATGGATCTTCCTACCGCAGCAATGGTACACGCATTTGATACCGAGGCTGCTATTGGTGTAAGACCTGGATTCGAAAAAGTAAGCGTAGAAAAGCTGCTGATCAAGGAAAAAATCAACCAGTCTGAAAGATTACGCCAGTTGCTGAATCATGGCGTAAGAGAAAGCAACCTGATTGACTATGTATATGACGATATGGGTCGGCTTTCTGATTCTGTTAAGACAAGAACTGAAATCGCAAAAATGGAGGTTATGTCTACTGGTAAGATGACTATTAACGAAAATGGTCTCAATTTTGCTATTGACTTCAAAGTAAATAAGTTCAAGGCACTGAAAGGCTGGGAAGATCCTACCCATGATATCCTTGGAGATATTGCAGACATGGTTCAGATGGCTCTTGACAAAGGATATGTTGTCAATATCGCACTGACTTCTACCAAAATGCGCTCTTATATGCTTAAGAATGAAGGAATCATGAAAGCTATTAAGGGAGTTAATTTCGTTGGAATGGCAATTACTCCGGCAGAAGTGGCAAATCTGTTACTTAGCCTGTATGGTCTGAACATGGTAATTGATGATGATATGTACGGAATTGCCAACAAGGAAAATACAACGAGAACTCCCAAGAGATTTTTACCGGATAATGTATTTACTCTTTATGTATCTACTGGAAACGGAAAGATTGGTACTGGACTTTGGGGCGTAACTCCGGAAGAAGAAAAGGCAAGCGCATTTACAAGCCTGTCCAAAAAGCAATTCATTACTATTTCCCAGTGGGCAACTCCCGATCCGGTTGCTGAGTGGACTAAGGCTAGTGGCGTGTTTATTCCTGTAATTCCTAACCCTTATGGAATCGTAATCGGTACTTTAACCGAAGGAGAAAGCGGTTTGGATACATTGGTAGTGAACAGCACTGCAAGCCAAACAACTAATGGATACACGAAAGTAAGCGTTTCCCCTGCAAAAAGCGGCGACAATTCTTACAAATACAAGGTAGCAGATGATTGTAAATTACCTTCTTATCTTGGAAATGTAAAGACGTATGCTACTTGGGATGGCACTTCTGAAATTGAAGCAACAACCGGCAAGGAAATTATGATTATCGAGTGTGATCCTAATTACAGAGCAGTAAAGGCAGGCATTACTACGGTAACTGCAAAGGATGAATAAGAGGTAGCACATGGCAGAATATACGACTTTGGAGCAAGTAAAAATCCGTCTGAAACAATTTCATATTGATTCTAAAAGTGATTCTGAAAGCTCCGAGGTCGTGTTTGACCATTTGGAAGAAAATCCTTTTTTGGAACAGCTTATCAGTCAAGCAGAAGCCGACATCAGAGCAAAAAGAATGTACCCGGAAAGCTACACGGAAGAGAAGATTTCCGCGGATATTGAAAAATTTCAGTCCGTGGTTGTTAATCTTGTTGTGTATGACAGATCGCAAGCCGGTGAAAACTTCATGGCAAGCTATTCAGAGAATGGAGTGTCGAGAAAATGGAGAGACCGTGAGGATCTGTTTGTTGGCGTATTTCCATTTGCAAAAGTTTTATAACCCCATCGAAATCGAGGGGTTTAGAAGATTGTGCGTGACCATGTTACTGATTCCAGTAATAAGGTTGCAGGCGGCACACTTTAAGGGTGGTGGGCGGTGTGCCAACAAACTAGGAAGGCGGTATATGATGTGACTATAGAGTTATCTACAGCAATCATTATAAGCGTGTTATCACTCGGTTTTTCCGTCTACATTGGTCTGAAAAACAGCAAAAGAACAGACACAAAGGATATTGAGGAACGTGTGAAAGAAAACACACGCATCAACATGAAACTGGACACCATCCTTGATACTATCAATGAAATGAAAAGCGAGCGTTCAGAGATGAAGAAAGAGCTTGCAGAGCATGAACAGAAGCTGACAAAGGTTGAAGCCAGTACGGCATCTGCACATCATAGACTTGATGGAATTGAGGAAAGACTTAACATTAAAGAGAACGGAGGTAAGGAATGATGGATTTTTCACAGGTAGGAACTTGTGTTGCAATCGTGGTTATTTGCTATCTTGCCGGTATTGGAGCGAAGATTATTCCGGTTATTAAGGATAACTACATCCCGGTTGTTGTCGGCATTGTCGGTGGCATTCTCGGAGTAGTAGGAATGTATGTTATTCCGGATTTCCCGGCAAATGATGTGCTGAATGCAATTGCGGTCGGAATTGTTTCCGGTTTGGCAAGCACTGGTGTAAATCAGATTTACAAGCAGGTGAAGAAAGATGCTTGACATTAACAAGCAGGACATGAAGTACTCACGGCAGGGAGAGAAAGTCACGATTTATGACCGGGACGAAAACGGAGAAATAAAGTACATCGAGATGGACGGAGAAAGGATTCCGGTTGTTTTGAGAGAAACTACTGGATATTCTGAACCCGTCCTTTTTTCTGCCAACATCAGTAATAAGCTGTCGGAAGTACTGGTAAAGGAATTTGGTATTGATGATTCCAGTTCGTATTGTCAGATTGTGACCGACAAAGGCTATTTGCCGATTAAGGCAGGGGATGTTATCTGGAAGAAGTCAGAAGTAGGTCGTGACGATGACGGACTTGTGGACAGCAAGACTGCGGACTATGTTGTTAAAGGCGTTGCAGACGAGGGACTGACAGCAGATTTGTTCTTGTTGCAGAAGACGGTGAAGTAGGTGATTAACTATGGAAGGTGACAAAGAAAAATTAACTATTCCAAAACTGAAAAATGGAATTTTCACTGAAAAAGGTGTATGGATTCACGGATGTGACTATTCTAAAGAAATGGTAGGAACATATGGGAAAGACAATCAACATTAACCTGTTTGACCAAAAGTCCATACAAGCGGCTGTAAAGGTTCTTAGAGACTATGAAAATAGTTTAGAGTATAAATGTAGGATACTGGCTGAAACACTGGCAGAAAAAGGCGTAGAGATTGCTAGAGTGCAGATTGTTGACCTTGATGCTATCTTTACATCGGAACTTTTGCAAAGCATCCATTCGGAATATGTTGGATCCGTAAAAGGTGGAGGTGTTTGGGCGGTGGTTGCCGGTACAGACCATGCGCTTTTCGTTGAGTTTGGTACTCTTGGTAGCATGGGTGGAAAGAAAGAATATCCATATCCTTTGCCGGAAGGTGTTCAATGGAATTACGGCAGTGGTTCACACATCATGCAATTAAAATCCGGTCAATATGGATGGTTTTACAAAGGCAAAGACGGGAAAGTTTATTGGTGCGAAGGTATGGACAGCAGACCATTTATGTATAACACATCTATGGAATTGCTAAGTGTTGTAAAAACAGAAGCAGAAAAGATTTTTAATGAGAAGTAGGCTCATGTCGTGAGACAGCAATAAGTCCTGCTTTTTTCTTTTTATAGAAAAAAGGAGAGATTTATGAACTATTATATCGGTCAGCGTTTTGGAAAAGTAGTAATCATTGGAGAAGAAAAATACGAAAAAAACAGGAAATATGTAAAAGTAAAGTGCGATTGTGGGAAAACAAAATATGTAAGAACCGATCAACTTAAAAAAGCAAAATCCTGCGGATGCTTAAATAAAAATTCATATGGAATGTCTTCAAAAGATTATGAAAAGCTATACGGAGTTTGGAGCAATATGCGAAAAAGATGCTATGACCCTAAATCTGAAAGATATTATTCATACGGAGAAAAAGGTATTTGCATATGCGAAAAATGGAAGAATGATTTTCATTCTTTTGCTGACTGGTGTTTGGAAAATGGATGGAATCCAAAACTATCTATTGAAAGAATAGATGTCCATAAAAATTATTGCCCTGAAAACTGTACCTTTATAACCATGAAAGAACAAGCAAGAAACAAGACAAGTAATGTTTTGATTACAAAAAATGGAGAAACAAGATGCGCAACAGAGTGGGGAGAACTGCTAGGGATAAACCCAAAATCCATTATGGCTAGAATTTACAGAGGGTATAATGATCCTAATGTGATTCTGTTTCAAGGAGATCTTCGAGAATTAAGGAGGTCATCAAATGGAAAATAATGAATATCAATGGGTATCAGATTTCAAAGTCAAGATTGCATCGTACTTAAAAATGAAGATACGGCAGAGCCATCCGAAAGCTTATGTGACGGACAAAAGTAAGGATTTGTCAGACCCTACATTCCCTACCGTGTACTTTCATGCTATGCCATTTACAGAGACTGGACAAGACCTTGAAGCACGTTCGGTTAATGGAATCACAGCATCGTACCAGGTGGATGTGATAACCAACAAAAGTCAAGAAGAAGCCGAAACTATCATGTCTACGGTTGCCGGACTTTTCAAACGTCTGCGATTTCAAATAACTTCCATGCCAGAGTTCAATAATACTTCGCAGGACACATACAGAAGCACTGCACGGTTCAGAAGAACAGTAGGTGCTGATGATACATTGTAACTATTAGAGCCATATGGCTCTATTTTTTTATGCAAATTTAAGGAGGTATAAATTATGGCAGCAGCCGGAATTTCTACTTTAGGTATTACTTTCGGATATGGTACAGAGACAACCGCCGGAACAAAACCTACAAGTTTTAAGCAACTTACAAGAATTAATGCCATTGGCGGCATCAACATTGAACCGGAACAGATTGATGCTTCTGCGTTAGAAGATGCAATCACCAGATATGTAAAAGGTCGTGCAGATACTGGCGGATCTTTTGCAGTCACAGTCAACTTCACATCAGAGACCGTGGCTGAATGGACTGCACTTATCACAGCCTACAAGGCTCTTACTGGTGGAAATAGAATGTGGTTTGAAACTGTCATTCCCGGAGAAGAGAAATCTTTCTTCGTTGTGGCACAGCCGCCCGAGCAGATTCCACAACCAGAGATCGGACAGAACGAACTTCTGACGATCGAAATGAATCTTACCATTGAGGAATACAAGGGATTGGATGCTACCGTTGCACTGACAACGGGGGAATAGCAAGTCAGTCAGAAACAAATAACACTGCCGTGGCTGACTTTGATGAAGCGGTAGATGAAACATTAATTTAGCAAAAAGAGAGCCGTCTTCGGGCGGCTCCTTTCCAACAAAATGTTGGGGAAAGGATAAAATATGCTGAAAGTAAAATTTGGAGAAAAGGAACTGAACATTAAATTTGGTTACGAAGCAACCGTAAAAAACAACATTATTAAGAAACTGGCAAACCTTGAAAAGCAGGAAGACGGCATTGAATCCGTGAATAACATTCTCATGTTACTGCCGGAACTGATTCTTGTAGGTTTACAGAAATACCACTCTGATGAATACGGTTTCGACCCTTACAACAAAGAGCAGAAAGAAGCAAAGTTAAGCGAGGTTTATTCCATGCTTGATGATTATTTCGATTCTGACGAATCTGACATTCAGAAATTATTTGCTGATGTGCAAGGAGAACTGCTTGAAAACGGTTTTTTAGCGAAGCTCCTGAAACAGGAGCAGGAGAAGAACTCCAAGAAAGCACCGGAGAAGTCAGAGAACTAACATGGGAAATATACTGTAAAGAAGTACGTCCTATGTGGCTTTTATGCACAAAAGGATACGGATTTACAGTAAAAGATATAGATTCTTCCTGCCCTGCGGATTTAGAGCCTTATGCAGAAGCGTACAAGCTAGAAATGAAGCAGAGAGACAGAGAAATGTGGATGTGGTGGGGAGAATATGGACTAGCAGCAACATCTGTTGCCGTAGACCATTGCCTAAACGGTCGAAAAGCACAATCGAAGTATATTGACAAGCCTATTATAGAACGTGCTGACATTGCTAATAATGAAAAAGAAATTCAGAAGCAAAGGAAAGCGTTCCTTGCAGGACTTATGGCAATGCAGGCTAATTTTGAATTATCACATCCCAAAAAGGAGAAACAAACATGAGTTTAACAGGAATTGATGTGTCCTCATACCAGGGGACGATTAACTGGTGGGCGGTAAAACAGAACGGTATTGATTTTGCTATTTTGAAAGTCATCCGTAAGGATTTGAACCCGGACAAGAAGTTTGAAGAGAACTGGAAAGGTTGTAAAGAGCACAATGTCCATGTGCACGGAGTATATGAATACGGATATATTACAACGGTTGCAAAATCACGATCTGATGCAAGAAGAGTGCTTACTATTCTTAATGGCAGAAAAGTGACAGTATATCTTGATGTTGAAGATGCCGTTATGAAAGGTCTTGGCAAAAATATTATTTCTATTATCAATGCTTACGGAAAGGTAATCACCGATGCAGGATTGCCATTCGGTGTATACACTGGGGAAAGTTTTTACAAGACATACATTAAGCCTTATGGCGGTGTGAGTTATCCTATGTGGATTGCACGGTACGGCAAGAATAACGGCAAGTGTGATGTGAAGTATCAACCGCAAGTACCGAACATGGTAGGCTGGCAGTATACTTCTAAAGGGCGTGTAGGCGGTATTGTAGGCAATGTAGACATGAATGTATGGTACAAGGAGTTAAATGCCGTATATGAGGATTCTACAAGCCATAGCAACCCTTATACAGAGCCGGAAAGACTTCTTTATTACAAGCGTCTGGCAATGATGAAGGGAAACGATGTCAAGTGGGCGCAGTACGAACTTGTAAGGAAAGGCTTTATGCCGTCTGTAAATGCGAAAGGTAAGACGAACATTGACGGATATTTTGGAAAAACCACTTCTGATGCAGTAAAAGCATTCCAAAAGAGTGTTGGAATCACTGTAGATGGAAAAGTCGGTGCGGTTACAAGGGCATATCTCAAAAAGTAATTTTAGGAGCGGTAGGTGTCACAGCTTACCGCTCTTTTTCTTGGAAGTGGCAGACACTTCCTTTTTTATTTCGGTAAAGGCGGTGCAGTATGGCAGATATTGATAATCTTCAAATAAAAATCAGTGCGGATGCGGACAAAGCAACTAATGCGCTGAATAAACTTGCATCAAGTCTTACGAATTTTCAGAGAAGCTTGTCTATTGATACATCCAAACTGACAAGCATTTCTAATAGCATACAGAGTATCGCAAATGCCGCCAGTTCCATGAATACGAGCGGTATTAAGAATATCTCCACATTGACAAATTCCATTAACAGAATGGGGAAAATAGATACAAGCGGATTAAGCAGAATTTCATCTGCACTGAAGACTTTTTCTGCTGACATGGCAGGAACAAAAGTAGATGGAGTAGGGGATATTGCGAGCATAGCATCTTCGATTTCAAGACTCGGAGGCGTTGCATCCGGCAGAGCAATCACGAACATTCCTTTACTGGCAAAGAATTTGAAGCAGTTATTTACAACTCTTTCAACCGCTCCGAATGTCAGTGAGAACATTATCCGCATGACAAATGCACTGGCAGGACTGGCATCTACTGGTGCGGCATCCGGCAGAGCCGCAAACTCTTTAGGACGGAATCTGAACACCTATACGGCAAGCGCAAAAAGAGCCACGAAGAGCACATTCAGTCTTGCTGCGGCTTTCGGCAGATTCTACGCAACATATTTCCTTGTGATCCGTGGAATTAAAAGCCTGTGGAAGTCCATAGAGGGAACTACGGACTATATCGAAGCATTTAACTACTACACGGTAGCATTTAATAAAGTCGGCAAGGAATGGGGCAAGGATTTTGAAAAATTCGGTTACGACAACGCAGAGGATTATGCGCAGAGCTTCGGAAACCGTGTAAATGAACTGCTGGGTAAAATGTCCGGTCTAAAAGTAGATGTAGACGGTGGATTGATTTCTGAAAGCGGAATGAAAAACCTGGGATTGAATTTACAGGAGATTACGCAGTACGCTTCACAACTTGCATCTATTACCAACTCTTTAGGGCAGACCGGAGAAGTCACTACGGCAATTTCAAAGTCCATGACAATGCTTGCTGGGGACATTTCATCTCTGTTTAACGTGGATTTCAGTACAGTTGCAACAAACTTACAGTCCGGTTTGATCGGTCAGTCAAGAGCACTGTATAAGTATGGTATTGATATCACAAATGCCACACTGCAGACTTATGCTTACAAATACGGCATTGAAAAGGCTGTATCTGAAATGTCACAGGCAGAGAAACAGCAGTTGCGTTTACTTGCAATCTTAGACCAGTCCAAAGTATCATGGGGAGATTTAGCGAATACAATCAATTCTCCAAGTAATATGATTCGCCAGTTTACTAACAACGTAAAAGAAGCCGGAATGGTACTGGGACAGTTGTTTATTCCGGTATTGCAGAAAGTACTTCCTGTTATTAACGGTGTCGTAATTGCAATTAAGAGATTGCTTGTCAGTGTGGCAAATTTGCTGGGAATCAAGATTGACTTTTCGTCATTCGGTCAAGGTGTATCCGGGTACAATGAAGATTTGGAAGACACGGCAGATGCACTTGATAAAGTTGGTACAAGTGCAAAAAATGCTCAAAGCGGAATCAGAGCATTTGATAAATTGAAAGTTATTTCAACTCCAAAATCCAGTGGTTCCGGAAGTGGCGCTGGTGGAACAGGAATTGACCTTACCAAGGAAATCATGGATGCTACTGCAGAGTACGAAAAAGTATGGCAGGAAGCATTTGACAAGATGCAGAATACAGCTCTTGGCTGGGCTGATAAGATAGAAAAACTTCTTGAGCCTGTGAAAAAGTTATTCAAAGATTTATTCAATGGTGATTTCTTCGAAGCAGGACAAGATTTATCCGGTATTGTCACAGGGATATTTAACTGGATGTCCGATGCTATTGCATCTGTAGATTGGTATCAGATTGGGCAAAACATAGGACAGTTTCTTGCTGGTATTGACTGGACTGCTGTGTTTACATCTGCCGGAAATTTCATAAAAACTGCCATAGATGCGGCAATCGACCTATGGAAAGGAAGTTTTGATGCTGCACCGATTGAAACTACGATTCTAACAGCAATAGGACTTTTGAAATTCACTGGCTTGGGAGATATTCTGTGGAAAGCAATAAAAGATTCTATTGTCTTGTCAATGGGCGGTAAGGCAGGAGCAGGAATCGGAGAAACAATTCTCGGAAGTCTATTAGGAACTGGAGCGGCAACAGGAGCAGGGGGAGCGGCAGCAGCAGGAGCAACCGGATTGTTTGGTGGTATTAGTGCAGGAGCAGTAGCGGCAACAGCGGCTATCACAGCGGTTGTAGCAGGACTTGCGCTTGTATATGCGACAAACGAGGATGTTAGAAATAGTTTCAAGGAATCAATTTCAGCCATTGCGGATAACCTAACTCCTGCAATGGAGTTTTTGACAACAACGGTTATACCAGATTTACAGAATGCATGGACAGGGCTTGTAGATGTGCTTACTCCGATAGGAGAATTTTTGAAGACTGCATTCACAAGCATATGGCAGGATATGCTAAATCCCGCATTAAAATATGTTGGTGAAGAAGTGCTTCCGAAATTGCAAAGTGCTTTTGAAAATCTTTGGAATGGAGTGCTTGTTCCGTTTGGAACATTCCTTGGAAATATCTTAAAGCCTGCAATTCAAATTGTTACTGATATACTTACGGTACTTTGGAAAAATGTAGTAGTTCCTTTGGCACAAGCATTAGGAAGTGTTTTAGGAGCTGCATTTGATGCGATAGTCGATACCATGAATTTTCTGGTAGAACAAGTAAAACCAGTAATAGAAGTATTCAACTTCTTATGGGACAATGTTTTATCTCTCATAGTCACTCATTTGTGGGAAGATTTAAAGCCTGCTTTTGAAACTGTATTTAATGCAATAGGTAATATTATCAAAAACCTTGGAACAAAATTAAAAGGACTAATTAATTTTGTTTCCGGTGTATTTACTGGAAACTGGAGAAAAGCATGGGACGGAATAAAAGACATTTTCAAAGGAACATTTAACAACCTTGTATCCATAGCAGAGGGATGCGTAAATCTGATTATTGATGGAATAAACGCTTTTATTGATGGCTTTGGTCTGATTAGTGGCATATCTGAAGCTATAGGAATAAGTTTCAAGCCAGTGCAAATACCTAAAATAAGTATTCCTCGATTTGATACCGGTGGTTACGTTCCGAGACGATACACG